TACTCTGGTGCTGCTGAAGAATGTTAGAGTCACATCTACTTGCCGGTGTAAATATTAGTGCTCTCATAGCTCTAAAGGAAATTTCACCGTTAACCCACATTTGGATTAGTCTTCCAATGTCTGTTTGGACTACTCTAATTGTTCCACCAACTTTAAGCTTTCTGTGCATATGAAGTACAAATTTTTTATAATCTGTTACGGGAATATGCTCTAACGTATGGGAGAGAAAAAATTCATCTACAGTATTATCTTGACAGAATGAATCCAAATCCATAATATTAGCTTTGATATCACATACTTCTGCTAGGTTTACTGTTTTGTAATCTGTATTGCATCCAATACCGCCTAGATTAAATTTTAATGTACTCATATCAATCTTCTTTCTTGTGTAAATTTAAAGATAACCATTCCATGTGGTATAAAGTCTTTGGAAGAATGTCTGGCTTGAAATCATATTTCCATAAACAATATGGGAAACTTACTTGATCTTGATAAGACCATGTGAGATTTTGCTCATGCCACAACTCACCAATTTGTCTAACCTTTTCATTAGTCATATCTCTTGCAGAGAGACCACAAGCGTACAGTCCGTAATTTTCAGGAAAACCTTCTGATCTATAAAAATCACACTGAGCATCAAGAGGTTCACTTGCATACTTGGGAGGCCTAATTGTAGCTTCGCCATAAGCACAGTATCTTCCATTTTCAACAGCAGCATCGGGGTGTAATGATGCAACAAATCCATTATTCATAAACTGCATTATTTCATCTACAAAATTTGGATTAATGATTTGCATTTCTCCATCTATCCAAATCATATATTTATAATTATTTAGAATCGGAATAGAGTGCGGATTTAACTTAGGTCTCTTTGCTCTACGTCTATTGTCCAGGTGACTATCACATTCAGGTAAAAATTCTATCTTCCATGGACTTGGAATTTCGTTAGGGGAATTTCCATCTGTAAAGAATATATAATCAACTCCTAGCAAAGGAGGCTGCCTAAATGCATAGTCGTACCCACCAGTTACGGCTGTACAAATAACTGTATTCCCAAACCAATCGTCTACCATATCATAACTTTCTTGCATCTATTTTTAATAAATAATCTTGATCAATTACAGATTTTTCTGCATCTACTTTTAGTAGGCCAAACTCATCTGCTTCAACTACATTAATAACTTCAAGTCCTAAATTCTTAAAATCATCAATTAACATTCTACTAGTTAATCCCACATAATGAAAGTCGTACTGATTTGTTTGTCCAGCAAAAAATATTTGTTGCATTGCTCTATCACCCTCAAGAGAATTCAAATTCAATAACTGCCTACAGGCATTAAGAAAATCTGGAACTTCAATTCTGATGAGACCACCTGGCTTAAGTATTCTACACCATTCCTTAAGAGCGCTTTGATATTCTTTCCAAGAAAAATGTTCTAAACATTCAGAACTAAAAACTATATCTGCATGATTGTCAGGTAGTGGAATGTCTCTAGCATCGGCAACAATGTCAACGTCATAACATTTACCATCTGTTGCATGTAAATAAAATGGATCTATATCTACATGTATCCAATCTGGACCTATATAAGTTCTAGTTCCTATGACTACTTTGATTCCATCGCCTTTTGGGATACTTTCGATTCTCATAATATTTACCTATAGTTTACTGTGACTGGATAAGGCATTGTTTTAATCAAACGATCAGTATACTTATAACACAATGGATGAAATATTTCCAATAGAATCTCTCCCCATTCAATTGGGTATCTTGTAACAACTGTATCTGCGGCTTCTCTCGGAGACGTTGCAGGATATGCTCTAAGTCTTTCTAATTTTTGATCCATTATTTCCAAAAGATTGTTATACCATTCATTCGTAAATTGAGTGTTTGGTTTGAAGATATATAAATCATTTGTCATTAACTTATCCCAATGCTGACCTAACCATGGTCTTTGTTTTGGTGTAACGCTCAATTCACCCTCATCTTCAGGGGCGCCAATTCCAAAAGCGTCACTATTTTCTAATTCATTGAAATATTTATTCCAATTCCATGAACATGGCTTCACATCACTATAGCCACCGCCGTAATGATGCATAAAGTATGTTCTTAGATAGTCAGCTTTATGTACGTCTGACAAATACTGAAATCCTTCATGAAGTGGATGATCAGGAAGTATGTATTCAATAAGGTTATCGTTATTGACAAGAATAACATTAACGCCAGAATTATTAATTAATGACTTTATTCCATTAATTCTATTTTGATTCATTAAAGTATTATTATGTCCAACCCAAAAACAATATATATTTCTTTGCATAATATTATCCTTTATTTTGCGGAGAGGGTGGGATTTGAACCCACGGACATTCTTTCAAACGTCGACATCTTAGCAGGATGTTCCATTCAACCGAACTCTGGCACCTCTCCAGTCCTATTAGGGAACAAGCCCTGGGCGCTCTACATCTTCCATTAAACGAGTTCTACTCCAAGCTCCACAAGAATTACAATACCACTGCTGGTATGCGCCTGTCTGAGTATATCTTTGGCCTCTCTTCTGCAAATCATCGGATCCACATGTTGGGCAATTACACTCACCTTCATATACGTTTAGATTCGGGTGATTATTCATCCATGGGCGCAATTTCATATAGACGTTTCTCAATAGGTCTACGTCCTGCTTAGCGTACTTTGTCATTAACTTCCAACACTTTAGGTCGCCACGCATACAACCAGCCCAAGTTTCAAAGCCACCAGTATCAACTTTTCTGCCAACTCCCAAATGCTGACCAAGATGATCTAGTCTATTGCTGTTAAACATGAAATATTTTCTAGCAACCTTTAATGTATCAACTTGTCTAACTGGTGAAGTTGGACCCATGTTATGGGAAATAAATCTTGCATTAGCTTTACGCATATCGAACTTATCGCCGTTATGCGCAATAGCTATGTCAGCTTCATTCAGTAAATCCCAAAGCTTCTTAACTACATGAAAATCATTTTCCGGATTCTTTTTGTACTCTTCAGGAAAATCTATAAGAGAGCAAACATGGGTAGACTTTTCGTGCTCCCATCTATATGAAACACACAACATGTACCATTCACGTTCGTGTTCAATAACATTCTGCTCATAATGACCCCAAACATAACTTAGGTTGGGAGCTGTCTCTATATCATAGTATAAAATTTTAGCCATTCTAGCACCGTCTTTTCAATTGGGTAGAATCAGTTTGACGCTACATAATAGTCATACATTATAACACAAATGGTGGTGCGATGCTCACAATGTCACATCACACCACCATTATATAGGTAATTATGTATTTAATACTTTTAATATCAAAAAAAATAATTTTTGAAGCTGATCTTCCATTACAGAAAGTATTATCTCATTATCGTCACCAAGAGTTATTTTAACTATATGGCCATTAATTAATGATCCATCTCCAGTTATCATTGGTGTCTGAGCTGTGATCTCAATATTTTTTATTGCCGGCATAAAGCCAGAAAAAATTTCATCCATTACTTTTTCTTTTTCTTTTTAAAGGTAGCAACATTCTTTGGAGATTGCCCTTTAACACCTTTCGATGGAGTACCTTGAGATCTTTTTCTTTGAACCGCACTTCTTCTTTGTGAAGAAGACATGGAGTTAGCTTTGGCAACTGGCACGCATTTAGCGTACCCGCCACCTTTACCTGATGTCCCGCATGGTTGCCATTTGCCATTCTTTTTTGGCGCACCAATGTTTACCCATTTCTGATTAAACCATTTAGTTAAGCCAACGCCTTTGGGTCCGGCCATATTATATCACTTCTTTTTACGTGGTGCCGAAGTAGTTCCCCAAGTTCCACCCATTGATTTATATTTTTTTGCAGCCCATGCATTAGCATATGCGCTAGGGTAAACATCAAACTTAGACTTAGCTAATGATTTAGCTTGACTCCATAGTTTTGGATTTTTTGGAACGTTTCTCTTTGCGGCCATCAGTCTTGGTCCTGATCATATACTCCATAGCTATTACCAGTTGGCTTCTCTTTATCCTTTAAGCCATTCGCTGCCAGAACACCCGACAGGCATCCTGAGAGGAATAATACAATCGGAACAAGCAGTGAGTCGATAAATGCTTTATCATTTGGTGACTGCTGATCAATTGGCTGGGTAACAAACACGAGTGCGTACATAACGCCAATAACTATGACAGCAAAGGTGAACGCTAAAGTTGCTCCTACAAAGAAAACCATTCTAGCTTTTATTTCACTATTCGTATATCTTTTTTTTACATTATTCATCCTGGTATACTCCCATAAATATCTTCTGGACACGTTCCAGAGGCATTACAAATAGGTGGTTTACAATCCGCAGTCTCCCAATTTACTGGATCCTGACAAGGGTATCGATATGAGTCACTGCAACCACTCAAAAGACCCATGCAAAAGGCTCCAATAATTGCAGTTAAAGTAAGTATTATTTTTTTCATCAGAACATTTTATCCCATGTTATTGGACCAACAACACCATCAGCCTTAAGACCATTTGCTGCTTGCCACTTTTTAAGGGCCTCAACTGACTTTGGACCAAAATCACCATCAGCTTTTGCGCCAATAATTGCTTGAACCAACATAGCCGAAGCGCCTTTGGAACCAAGCTTAACTGGTTGGCCGGGATACTTAAACTCCATAGGCCCAGCTTCAACGGCACCGCCAGATGGCTTAATAGCCTCAACAGGAGCGGCAGCAGATCCGTCAGGAGCTGCATCACCTAGGCAGTATTGCCAGTGCCAAGCTTCGAACTCTTTAGAGTTCTTGTCGCTTGTCTGGAGATAGAATCCCCACTTTGGAGCGTTAGCGCACATCCATTCAAAACATGCACCGCCCATGCTTGCAGTTTTGCCAGCTGCGTCTTTATAGCCGAGATCAATTGCGATACCCCAACCGTGGTTAGATCCCTTAAGTCCAGTGGGATCAGGAGCAGCTGAAGGGGCCTTACCTGGCTTAAGGTACCAAGTCTTACCCTCATATTGACGTGTCACCTGAGGCTTGCGACCCTGATCAGTTGTAGTATAGCGATCCATAAACATGGATAGCTGGCCCTCAAAAGAACGGTAATCGCCAACATTGACCAGCTTGTATCCGGCAGCAAGTGCTGCGTCGTACATCTTGTCAAACTGTGCAGCCACCGGGGCATACATCTGTCCACCAGTTTTTACCTTAGCCAACAAATTAGCTGGAAGTTGTCCATTTTTATGGGCCTTTAATGCTGTAGGAACAACGAGTTTAATATAAGGGTATATCACAATAATCTCCTATTCACTTCTTCTTTTTAGAAATTTTTCTTAACGTTGTAGCCAAATTAGCTTGACGTACTGTTCTTGTATCATATTTTTGTGGATTCTTTTTTACGGCAGCTGCGAAACCGGCTACTGTCATTTTTCGCTTTTTAGCTTTAGCGGTAAAGGCGCCAGGTCTTTTGATTGCCTTTTGGATCCATTTTTTATCAGCTGGTTTTGCCATTTCTTAAAACCTTTCGATTTAAAATAAACATTGATATGCCTATAGTAATCAGAAAAGCGCCGATACCCATAGATGACTTAGTATCTCTGCCGGTTAAAGGAAGCTGTGCCTGCACTGTGGTGTCCACTCCATGATCGTGACTACTATGGTCGTGTACTGTTGTGGTTGGCTCAACCAATACAGGAGCTTCTGTGCTCGTAGTTGTTTCTGGCACAGTTGTTGGAGCTTCTGTGACTGGGACCGTTGTTGGGGCTGGAGGATCCCACAAAACTGTTATTGAAACTACTTTTACAACACCATTAACCGTTGCGCTAGCTGTATATACAGCCGTGCCCTGTGATGCCGTGTTAACAGTAATATTAGCCACCCCGCTTGCATCGGTTGTTGCAGTAAAAGTCTGTCCAGAATCTGGACCAGAAGAAACTGTCATAGACACTGTGACACCAGCTTGTGGCACACCTGCTAAAGTTTGAGCTGTTGCTGTAATAGTAATTGGCTCACCTGCACGAGGGGTTGCAGGACTATATGATAGTACGAATGAACTTGGTAGGGATACGCTTCCGCCACCAATGGATACTGCTTTGCGCGATGCTGTCATATCAGATGAATCATTTGGATTATATGGATAGTCAACAAGAGTCTTTAGTGTGCCGACATTACCGGTAAAATATCCATGCCAACAAGCTGCAACTAATGTATTGCTTAATCCAAAATCATTTGTCCCATCAGTCGTAGCTTCTGGTCCACCATTGCATCCTCCATTATTATAAACGGCGTTGGGAAGTAATGCTGTCAACCACCCATAGGAACCGGCATTGGCAAAAAGACCGCCACCACCATTAACAAAGTCAGCTATTTTCTCTGCATTCGATGTAAATATTGCTTCAGTGCCGGATGTGCGATTCCAGTTATCTGGTATCCATAATACGGCTGGAGGATTAGAAGTAACTGTAGTGCTAAAGAAAGTATTAATTTCTGAATCTGTAATATAGAAATCTATCTGTGGAGCAGTAGGAAACTCTGCTAGAAATTGTGTGCTTAACTGACTGGACCAGTTGGAGCCACAAGAAGTTGTAGTGGCATTTGAGCCAATGATAGCAATGTGTCCGTTGCTTAGGTTTCTGGAGCCGTCATGCACTTTCTTCAGAACCTTTGCGATGTATTGTCCAGTGCTTTCCCACCCCGAATGGCATACTGGGTCCATTCCATCTAGAACGATTGGTCCACCACCACCACTGGTGGCTAAAGCTACTGGAGCTTGACCTGCTGGATTAATAAATAACCCTACACCTATAACAATAAATAATGCTGATAAAATATTTTTAATTCTAGACATATCTCCCTCGTCTTCTAGTTGTCCGCAGAGGATATAGTAATCTAAGAAAATAAAAAAGAGGGCTATGACACTACAGCCATAGCCCTCTTAAGTAGGAAGATTACTTCTTCTTCTTTTTATTCATGATAGCTTTTTGTATAAAAGGTGGAAGTTTTTTTTGAGCTGGAGTAAGACCAGCTGTTTTTTTTGAAGCCACCTTTTTGGGGACAGCTGCCTTCTTCTTCATAGCCATAACTATTCCTCTAATCTTAACTAAGACTGAAAATCAATTTCAGTACATCTTCTTGCCACCCATTTTCTTGGAACCGCCCATCTTCTTGGAACCGCCCATTTTCTTGGAACCGCCCATTTTCTTGGAACCGCCCATCTTCTTGGAACCGCCCATCTTCTTGTTTCCTACGTGACCAGCCATAATTACACCTCCTCTTTTTTCTTCTTGTTTTCACTTGACTTACGATAGTGCCACATCATGTGATCATGCATTTGATCATCCACTTTGTCAACCTGCTCGTCTACATGATCTATTTTGTGATGTAGATTAATTATTTCATCTTTGACATCTATTAACATTGTCGCAACAACATTGTGATCATTTTTGTTTTCTTTGCGACCCTTTTGAACCAGGGCCATCAGTATCCCACCAATAGCGGTTATTATTGCAACAATGACAGCTTCCATCTCAAGATCCTTTAACCCATTTTTTGGAGGGAGACTGAGTTTTACTGGGACTCCATTTAACTTTATTGGCCCAGTATGCTGCAGACATAGGTCCTTTAGATATATTCTTAGCGTGGCGTGAGGCAAAAGCCTTCCTCTGACCAACGGTTTGATTAGTCTTTACGCCCTGCTGACCAAAGCGAATTGTCTTAACTTTGCCACCAGATTTAGCTACAACAATGTGAGACTTAGTTGGATGACTAGGTGTTCTTTTTGGTTTATTAAAACCGCTTACCCCAGCTCTTGCTAAGCGTGGATCCTTTTTAGCTGCCATTACTTTTTCTTTCTACGCTTTTTATTTTTTAAAACAGGACCATTAGATTTTTGATTATTTGTACCCATTCTTGGTCCACTTATATAAATAAATTTTTTCAAAGCCATTATTTTTTGCGCTTCTTTTTCAATCTACCAGCTGATGATATTGCAATAGCGATTGCTTGCTTCTTGGACTTAACTACCGGACCACCCTTACCGGAATGCAGGGTACCTCTACCGTATTCACCCATAACAGACTTAATCTTTTTTTGATAAGCTGTCTTTTTCTTACTTGCCATTTTTATTTTTTGTCCAATGGCTTGAATATTGTCCACCAGTTTTCTTGGTGTCGATAACATTCATAACAGAATCTTTGAGTAATTTGTAATAATTCTTCTCTGAGGATGTTTTACTACCCCAACCTTTATCGGCCATAATTAACCACCTTATCAATAAAAAAAGACTAGTTATATAGTAACATTTCTGCTGCCATATAACTAGTCTAAAAAATAGTTTAGTATATTTTACTTATTTTTATTTTGGTTTTTTTGCATATTCTGCTTATAGGTTGCCGGCTTTTTTGCTGAAGGCTTCTTTGCAGAATTGCTTGTTTGCCCTTTTGGTCTACCAGGCTTTTTGGTAGCAGGCTTTTTGTCTAGACAAGTTTCGGTATCAGATACAGGCTTTTTGTCATCTAAATCACTACCTCCAACCTTTGGCTGCTCAAACTTTATAACTGGTTCTGCGACTGAATTGGCAGATGTAGTTGGTTTAGTCTGAAAAACAGGGGTTGGTGACTGCTTCTTTTTTGGAAACAGCAATTTTCTTGCAAGCTTTTTAATTAGTTTCATTTTATCTCCTATTACTTTGTACCTTGCTGTGATTCTTTAATGAGCATATAGCGCTCACCAGTTTCTTTCGAAGCCAAAGAAAAACCATAAGCGACAGCTTCTTCAACTGCTGCCGTAAGAGCTTCTTTGTCGACAAAAGAAACACCATGCAAAGGTATGGTAACCCCTGCATAGACATCAATATTTTCAAAGTTTCCAATATTGATTTTTCTATTTACCCCACATATTACTATGGGGGAGCTTGTTAAGGAAATTTCATTACTCAAAAGATTAACCACCTGATCTAGAGGAGAATCGCTAGACTGCTCCATTGCTGTTTTAGTTATTTTAGGCATATGCGTTTACGAATCCGTTAATTATTTCTAAAGTTTTAGAAGACTGCTCTTCCATTGACATGTTGTCTGTATTAATTATAGCAGAAGCTATTGCTTTTACCAAGTCACATTCTTTCTCTGACTTATGAGATGCTTGAGCTTCTGTCATTACAGCCCCATCTCGCTTAATCATTCTTTCATTTCTAGTATCGTCTGAGGCATCAAAGTAGATAACTACTCCATTTGGTTGACTTAGAATCTTATTAGCTTCATTTTCAAACCGAACATCGGAAATAATTATTCCAACAGGAAGCTGATTATCCTCATAAGACTCAGTAGATATTATTGCTCTATGAATTCTGGAAGCTTTATATATAACCCATTTAGCAAAGCACTCGGGGTCATATAGGCGACACAAATCTCCTGCCTTCTGCAAGAAACTTCTTGGCTTTAATGGCTCCTGTTCTATTGGCAAGCTGTACATCTGTTCGACTAGATCAGTGAAATGTTTGTAATCCGGTATATTACCTAAAGCATTTCCGCCAAATAAATCAAACAAAACTTGGTGGATAGAGAACAGTTGACGATCTTTTTGACGAAGACCCAGCGTAGTTCTCTTAATAGAAGCTATTTCATATAATGGTAGAGTAAAGAATATATGATCCCATATAACGGCGTTATTAATGGGGTTTACCGACGCCTTAGGAACTATACTCTCAGCCACTGAAGTCTTGCCACTAGCAGCTTTGCCTGCTAGGCCAACAATTAATGGGTATTCTTTATAATATTTTTTTTCTAACATGATGGACTATATTATAGCAGTTATATCTTGGAAATGTGTTCTTTTCTTAGTTCTAATTCGTCAAGAAATGCATTTGCTAGAGCGTCTGGCTCCCAGACAAACGATCTTTTAACTTGTACAACTCGAAAATTGAACTCATCTTTGATCTCTTCTATTGTCATTAATAGTGGAATTAAAGTTGGATTTTTACATTTCCATCTTCCATTAACCTGATTGGCTACAACGGCTGAATCAGTATATATTATTGGATCAGCCAGATCTGCCATAGAACAAATAAGCAGACCAGCTATAACCGCCTCGTATTCAGCTTCATTATTTGTTCTTGGCCCAAGGCCTCTGGCAAATTGAGCTATTTTTTTTCTATTTCTATAAACCACAGCGGAACACGCTGCCTCACCAAATTTCTTTTGGCCTTGACCTCGTGATGCACCATCGCAAAAAACTTCTATATTCATTTAACACCGTTTTCAGTTTGTTTTAAGTAAAGAATATATGTCAAGAAGCATGTTTTCTATCTCTTGCCTGCTATATAGTTCTCTGTCTTGAGAAGATATTTCAAACAAAAAGTTTTCAATTTCTGACCTTAAATCAGCTATTTGCTCCTGAGTCAATTCTAATGTCATATTTTATTCCGTATTTTTTGGCGGTGTTAACAATATTTTTTTCTTGAGATTCTGAGGACACTTGTATGGTTTTACTCAACAAGTATCTATCGCCCTCATACTCTACTTGTATTGGAAAATTTAAATCATTTCTTTTAGAAGAATAAAACTCTTTAGATGATCCAACACTTTTATAGTAACCTATAAACATATATTATCCTTTTAGTATGTATTAAAAAAATCTGACTCCATAAATGAGCCCTTGTCTTCTCTAAATGAAGCTACCTGCATAGACTGTATTTTATCCATAAGTTTTCTTGCGGATTCAGATGCAATTCTTGCTGCAGATTCCATAGCTTCTGCTAAGTTAACAATCGCCTCACAAGTTACTAGAGCAAAATATTCATCCTCCGCAGCGTCCATAGCTGCAGCTTCTCTTTCTGCTTCATTCTTTCCTACGCGATTTGATTTGTAAACCTTTTTGTACTTCCCTTCCAAGATCTTGTATTGGGCTCTAGATATTCCGGCAAATCTTGCTGCTCTACCGTACACATTAGATGTTCTTGCTACAAGAGAAGCTATTTTTTCTATGCCCAAATCTACAACATCAGTTTCTGGAATTTCAATAAAGTATTTGTAAGAATTATTATTATCATTGTACGCATCTATAACCTCTTTCAATTGAGGCCCTAGAAATTGCTGCAGCATTTCTTGAAGTTTTTCAAGAGTTGAACTGTTCATTTATTCTCCATTTTTAATAGATAGTAAAGTTCTTCATACGAGAACTCGTCCTCTAGAAGTATTTGTTTTACTTTTTCCCTAACCTTAGAGAGGTGCTCTCTTACTGTATTGGGGTGCTCATTGACAATTTGTGAAATTTGACTCGATCTTTTACCATCGACATATCTCCATTTCAAAAGCTGCCTTTCCTGTATCGACAGTTTATCAAATGGACCTTCTACATTCTCTCCTAATACCCAGAATTCATCTATTCTATCAGTTGCCATCAATCTTTCCATACTATATTCTATTGGATCAGCCTTAAATCCAACAACATAATCTTCGTCGCTTTCGTCACTTGTAGCCTCGTCATCCAGCAAAGGGAATGTTTTTCTGCCTAACTGATCAATTAAAAATGTATCTACATTTTTCTTTAAGAGATAAAAAAAATAGCTATACAAAAATCCACTAAATGGTATTGGCCCTTTTGCTGAATCCTTCCTCTCATATCTTGCTACGCACTGAAAGAATGTCATGTAGACTGTTTGCCTAATATCTTCTTCGTCACCATATCTTTTTGTCATATAATGAATGCCCCGCATTGTTTCATTAACTATTTTTAAATTACTACTGCTTATTTTATTTTTCATGAGAGCAAATCTAGCAGAAGGCTCTTTTATAAAAAGAGAAACAAATCTTCTGATATCATAATCGTTTAAATTAAATTTTCCATAGTATAATAAAGAAATATATTTAGTCAAGAAATTACTAAAAACTTTCAACAATTCTTCTTGAGATTTTTGAGAACCCTTTTTGCTATCAGATATTAGTTTCTGCATTTCCTCTTCAGCTAAGGAATAGTACTGTTCTTTGTAGCTTGTCATTTTTTTCCTTCCCAGTGAACTATATACTCACTGTAATAATCCCTAAAGTCTTCATAAAAGATAATATTAGGAACCTCTAATTCTTTCATGAAGTTCTTTGCGTCGTTTGAATATTTACTTATTACGCAAGTAAAGTTTTCAAATTCATCTGGATAATATCTTTTAAATCTTTTTAATTTAATTTTACTTTTATCATCTAGGTAGCCCTTTATTTCTACCCAATCATGATTTCTATTCAAAAGAAAATCTGGTGTATAACCCCTGGTTCCCCTTTTGATTGGAAAAGAAAATACGGTAGGTTCAAATTCAAAATCAATTTTATAAATCTTCAATACCCTAACAAAATTTGCTTCCCAACTAGAACGAACATTCATGTCTATATCTTTTCTGTAACCAGTCTTGGTATACTGATATGCATTACCTTTTTTCCTGGAAATTACCGCATCGTTTTCAATAATCTCAGAATCAACAGATTTATTCCTAATATTTTTTAAGTTTGGATGTTTCTTGAAAGAAGATTTCTCCAAAAAAAACTGTTCTGGGTTGACAATCGGTATGTCCATTGTGTATCCTTTACGTATCAAGATAGTTCGTAGATAAATTATACACTATCCTGATAAAAAAATCAAAATAGGTTGGAAATCCAAAAGAAAGAGAGTATACTGTTCACCATGAACACACTAAAAACAATCATCAACAGCATCAATCAGACAATCAACGAAGAGATCATTGACGACATGACCAAGGTTCTTGGTGTCGACCATCAGTCGGCTGTCAAAATGGTAACTGAGTTTGAGGATTTCGACCTTTGGCTCTCTGCTGAGGAAAATCCTGTAACTGATTTCTGATAGTTGCTTTCCCAACAAAAAGGGCCGGGGGAAACCCCGGTCTTTTTTGTTATCCATTATTCTTTTTGTTCCTAAAAACACCTGTTGGGCAAGCTCCGCTTTTAGCGTGATCGCAGTATGAGCATATGCGCACATTGGATGTTGGCGTAAAGTTAGTGTCATTGATTATTTTAGTTATAGAACTAATCAATTTTAACTTTACATTTTCAATATCTTCACTAGTAAAAAGGTGACCTTTTTTCTTGCCAGATCTTAGATAGTGTAATTCCGCATAGATTTCTTTTTCCGGAAAAATATTATGCATAGCTAGAGCGTATATTCCTAGTTGCAGATTATTTGGCACGTCTTTTAGGGCAACTTCCCATTTTCCTGTTTTATAGTCTACAATATTAACTCGATCCCCAATAACATCCACCCTATCAATGAAACCAAGTATTCGATAGCATCCAATAATAAAATCAAATGCTAACTCTTTTTCATATATGTTAAACTTTTTATCGTAATATTCATCATAGAATTCCTGCAAGATGACAGATCCGACAGATATTAAATCTTTTGGTATATTATTATCTGGATCCCAAATGGGAATATTTTTATTATATTCCTGCTCTAACTCATTGATGTCTAGAGACTTGTCATTATCTAATACATTCTCTAGTACAGCATGAACTATGTTCCCTAGTACTGCGGGAGGATTAAATGCTCGTGGCTCCTTACAAATGTACGAATAAAAATATTTAGCGGGACACTGCTGATATGTATCTATTCTAGAATATGAGAAATCAACTAAAGCTAGCGTCTGCAAATCCGTTAGATCATTATAACTTTTAATTTTAATTAAACTCAAAGACAACTCCTAATTATTGTTCATTTGGGTCATAAATTAATTGACCATTTTGATCGAATTCTCTTCCTATTTCATCAATAGTATGACCAGTATTTTTATTGATATAGGCTCCCTGTCCAATTGGGATCCATCCAGTTTCACCTAATTCCATATGATCATCTTCTTCATAGGGCCACATTTTCCCCTCCTATAGAAACGGATACGTCGGTAATATCATCTGCATTTAAATAGTAATGCACAACAGTCAATAGATCTTTAAGGTCATTTTTTGTTAGATAAAAGCCGACACACGTGCATTGAATAAACAATCTATCGTCGTATCCATAAGTTGAATCAGAATACTCTGTTAGTTTTATATTTCCTTTTTGAACAACTGCGGGTAACATTTTCACTCCTCGTATATAGTTATTGGATTCCAGCTTGGGTCATCCAATTTTTCTCGCATATCTTTAACGTAAGAATCCCAATCTCTTTCATCTTCCGTTTTCTTTTCATATTTAACCTGACCCTTAAAAGGATTGGATTTAAATCTAGTTACAATCAATTTACCTTGTTGCGTTTTCCATCTAAGAACACCATTTTTACAATCGCAGAAATCTTCATTATCAACAGGTATTCTTAAATCCGGATCATATCTACCACTACACCCGTTGCACTTGGTATATCTACCTTTATCCTGGCATCTATTGCATGAAGGGCAGAAGGACCAGCACCACTTTTGTACTGGATTTACTGTTGGTCCAATACTAGACATTTTCTTTCTCCATTCTAATAATATTTTCAATAACAGATTGAACTTTTGATGACGTATTATTCTTAAACTTAAATATATATTTGTGATTACCATTAATCATTTGCATGAATACTGGTTTATCACCTTTTGTTGATTCAATTATATCATATATTTTTTCAATTAATGAGGGAGAAAAGTTTTCATCTATTTCCAGTATTATTGCCTTGCCACTGGAAAATATTTTTGAATCAACTTTTTCGGATGAATTATAGTACAGTTTAACTATTGAGTTTTCCTCATCGCCCTCTTTATTAACAGTTCCATTAACTATTAGGATGTCACCTTTTGCAAATGGGGAATCTCCTAGATTTTTTAAAGATTTTGGAAAAACGATAATTTCAATATCAGAAGATATGTCTTCCAATATTAATTTATACATTTTCATTCCCTTTTTTGTAACTATTGGCTTTACATCACCTAATATGCCACCAATTCTTACTTGAGTATTATTCGAAAGTTCTGATAAATCAAATATTTCACAGTCAATTTTTTTAGATAATATGTCCCATATTCCATTTACAGGGTGATCAGTAACATATATTCCTAATTCTTCTTTTTCTATTTCAAGTAACTTAATTTCTTCAATTCTATTTAGTTCGGTGATTTCTAGATTAAACAATTCATCTAGTGCACCAGCTTTGGCCAGGTGCTCTAATGTACTTTTCTTTAAAAGAGTTGCCCCACATCTTCTAAAGAAGTCGTGCATGTTATTATATGGATTTGACTGATCTCTAACTGAAACTATATTTTCCGCTATTGAGTTACCTATGCCGTTAATTGCAGATAGCCCAAAAATAATAGAATTAGAATCTAAAACTTCAAAATCTATACCAGAGTAATTAATGGATGGAGGCAAAACATTTATACCCAATTTTCTGCAGTCTGCCAAATACAACGACTGCTTATCTTTATTTCCCACCACTGACGACATGAGCGCTGCCATGTATTCAACAGTGTAATTAGTTTTTAAGTATGCCGTAATATAACTAATCATTGCATAGCTTGCAGCGTGAGCTCTGTTGAAACCATAGCCACCGAAATATTCGATATCTGAAAATATTTTATTTGCTAATATTTCGGTTAAACCAGAATTTTCAATGCAGCCGTCAACAAACTTTGATCGCATACTTGCAATCTTGTCCATTAACTTTTTGCCAATAACTTTTCTTAAATCATCAGCTTCAGCTGAAGAAAAGCCAGCCAACTCTCTTGCCACCCCAAGCACGTCCTCCTGGTAAAGCATGATTCCAAGTGATGGACCCAACACCTTCTCTAGCTTAGGATGCTCATACTTGACTCTACTACGCCCATGCTTGCGATCAATGTACTCCTTGTCCATTCCTGAGCCCATTGGTCCCGGTCGGTACAGTGAGATTAAAGCCATGATATCTTCTATGTTTTTAGGCTGTAGTTGCATCATGAGTTGGCGCATACCGGATGATTCCAACTGAAAGACGCCAATACAGTTGCCACGACATAATTGCTCATACGTATTTGAATCATCAAGAGGTATTTGATCAATATCTATATCTAGATTATGATGTTTCTTTATTAATTTTACACAAGAATCTATGATGCCCAGATTTCTTAAGCCCAAGAAGTCAATTTTAAGAAGGCCACATTGCTCAACTCTACCCATATCCCACTGAGTGACCAAAGGATTATCTACTCCTTTTTGCATTACGGGGAGATATTCGGTAAGAGCATCCTTAGAAATAACTATTCCAGCGGCATGAATTCCAGTCTGTCTAACAAGACCCTCTAAACCAAAGGCGGCATCTATAATCTTTTTAGCATTTTCGTCTTTACCGTACAGGCCAGCAAAGTCTCCCACTTGCATGCACTCGGTTAGACTTTTTGAAATACCGAGTACTGGAGGTGGGACCAATTTAGCCACATTATCGCCAGAAGAAAAATCATAGCCTAAGGCTCTAGCTGCGTCTCTGATTGATTGGCGAGCTCCAGTTTTATTAAAGGTACATATATGAGCAACATGGTCATGACCATATTTTTCTCTGGCGTAATTAATTACTTCATCTCTATGTCTATCATCAAAGTCAAGGTCAATGTCTGGCATTGATTTTCTTCCTTCCACAAGGAATCGCTCAAACATAAGACCAAACTTAATCGGATCTAAATTAGTAATTCTAAATGCGTAAGACAGTATGCTGCCAGCCGCAGATCCTCGACCCCAACCAACTCTAATCTCATTATTTTTAGCCCAGTTGACCAAATCAGAAACAACTAAGAAGTACTCCGGAAAGCCCATTTCCTTAACTACTCTTATTTCGTGGTGAGCTCTATCAATAATGTGTTGCGGGAGTGGATCTCCATATCTTTTCTTTAAACCATCCCAAGCCAATCTTTCAAAGTACTGAGTTGACGTTTCGTTTGTAGGAATAGGAAAATTAGGAAAATGTATATTGCCAAAATTTAAATCAAGATCAACCATATCACATATGTGCATGGTATTTTTTAGCCACTCTGGCTGAAACTTTCTCTCCATATCCTCATAAGATTGAAGATAAAACTCATCGCCACTAAAAGAAAATCTATTAGGAGTATCGATAGTTGCGTTGGTGGCGACACAGAGCATTATGTCGTGCGCTCTAGCATCGTGTTGGTGCACGTAGTGGCAATCGCCAGTAGGAACTATTTTTGCACTTATAGAATTAGCGATATCTATTAGCTGACTAGTAATTTTTTTCTGCTCAGATAAACCATGATCTTGAATTTCTATAAAGTAATTTTCTCTACCAACAATGTCCTGCATTTTTCTTGCAGACTTAATCGCAAAATCATAATCATCACGTAAAAGAGCCTGGGCAATTTCTCCGTTCAAACACCCTGAAAGAACGATAATTCCATCTGAATGTTCAGCTATTAATTCGTGATCTATTCTAGGCTTAACATAATACCCTTCTAGAAAAGATCTAGAAGACATTTTGATTATATTATTATAGCCAGTATTATTTTTAGCCAATATAGTTATGTGATATGGTCCTCTTTGTTCCCATTCATTTTTTGCCGGCCCAGAACGCTCCTCTTCATCCCTATCAAATCTAGATTTTCTAGCTTGATAAAATTCAGAGCCAAGAATAGGCTTTACCCCTGTTGCTTGACCAGCGTCATAAAAGTCTAGCCAAGAGTGTATGTTTCCATGATCGGTAGTAGCCAAGCCTCTCATGCCGAGAGACTTGGCTCTTTCCAAATACTGCTCAACTCTACCATGGCCATCGAGCATGGAATATATTGTATGGTTATGGAGGTTAGTCCAATTTTTCATCAAATGCCTCTACTTTTATCGGAACCATCAAGAGCGCTGTCTCTAGTTTCCCTATACGTGATAATTACAACTCCGCCACAGTACTTGCAAGGTACCGGTTTACCCTCTTGGGCGAATGGGCTTTTGTACATATAGCTATCAGGCTGATCTGACTTGCATTCTGAGCAAACGCCAATAACATCATCTGGATCTTTTACATTATCCATGGATTATTCACCTCCTTTTTTAGTATTTTTATAAGCAAACCTTATTGGTGAAGGAGAAGATTGGTCTTGTGTTTCGATATATTTATCGCCAACTTTTATCCATTTATTTCTTTTTTCCAACGAACATTCACCGCAACCAACTCCTACAGCATTTGCTCTTTCGCAGGTATATGGTCTTCCGCCAATTCCTAATTGTCTTCTCTTAATCCAATCATTTACGTGACTATTGGTTTTTTCCACGTTATAATCATCACAATTACTTAGTATTCCGTGTAAGAATTTTATGGATTCGTCACTATATGTAAGAATGGAACACAAAAACAATCTAGCTTCATGCTCTAAGTATTTTTTTTCTATAGCTTGTTGCCACAGTCTTTTTACAGCTGTGCAGTTTTCTACAAGATTTTTTGGAGTAAATTCTTTTTCTGATTCTTGAAAAGATTTAAAAGCAGAAGAGCCATACTTATTAAAGTAACCAATAAAGTCCTTAGATTTTTCTTTATGTATCTCTAGTTCATACGTAAAACTTCTAAACCATTCATTAGCTTTTGCACTGAAACACTGTTCTTCTATTAGGTTATCAGCTGGAGATAAACAGTATTCCATTATTGCCGATAAACCAGTTTTCAGCATCTGTTCTGAAATTATATTTTTATATAACCCAGTATCTTGATGAACGCTTCCCGCAAGTCTCCACATTCTTCTAGCATCGTAGACACTAAAGTCTAAAGATTCTATATTCAACTTTGATTTAATGCTTTCTGCTATAAATCTAAATATATTTGGCAGATTGTTAGACGGATTTATTCCCAAGGCGATGGCTTCGCACTCAACATGAAAGCCTTTTTTGCCAGTAAAATAAACTATTATAGAATTCTTTGGAATAAAATTGGAAAGATAATCATAAAGTTTTATGCAGTCTTTTAATGACTGCTCTTGATCTTTATTGTCTATATCAAAATAAAGAGAAGCCAATCTTGTTGCTGAATCCAAATTGGTTTCGTTATATCTCCATATTGAAGTATACAAACCGGTATTATTGTTTTGTGTAATAAAATTATTTAACTCTGCGTCCGTTATTAACACAGGTCTGTCATTGTTCTTGACTCTAATAACTCTATCTAAACTTTTTACATACTTAGCTATCTCAAAATATTTCCAATTAGAAATATATTTAGATTGATCGGCTGGCATTTTCACAATATCTTTACCTTAGTATCGTTATAGATGTTAATCTTTGCAACAGATTGCTCTGCGAGACAATCTGCGTTTGTTCTATAATAAACAGACTCTTTAATTATATCATCTAAGTTGTTTAAAATAAACGTTCTATTTACAATACGCTGCTGCTTACTCAGCTTGCTTTCGCCACTTTTCATTGATAAGCTCACTATCTTCTATAACCGTATGGATCTTGCTAGCAAGATTATCTGCTATATGAACAATATAATCTAAATAAGTAATAGGATAGGTTTCTGGCACTGGTGACCATGGACCAAGATGACATCTAACTAAACGCAATATGGCTTGTATAGATTCTTCTGCTATAAATAAACTAGTTGACTGAGAATCGTTTCCATATTCTTTATCATACATTTGACAATTTTGGACAAACTTAGCCACCGTATATGGATGCATGGGGTCATAGTGAAAAGAGGATGCATCATTAAAATCGGGTATGCCCTTTGTGACGTCATGGAGCAGGCACGCTGCTATAATTACATTTCTCTCATCATCTGACAAAGAATACGAATCAGCCAAGATAGATGCTACCCTAACAACTCGCTTAGTGTGCAGTACGTTGCCGCCAGGACCATGCTCATCGCCAGGATGATATTTGCCTGAAAAACTAGATGGAATATCCCAAAATATTTCTGCCTTCAACAATACTGATCTTACAAATGAAACTATAGCATCGTCTGTAATTAGATTTATTTCATCCAACAACTGATGCAGTACATCATTTTCTGTTTCAAAAAAACTCTTTTTATCTTCTTTAAGAATTTCATCTAAGAAATTTTTAGCCATAATATAATACTCACTTTACTTTAGCTTGAGTTGAGAAAGACCATTTGGAACACGGCGTATCAAATGGACACTTTTTACAATAATATGTTAAACCTCTTCTGGGCACAAAAACATCTTTATCCTCTATTGTAGCACACCAGTAATTTATTGACTCTATGTCTTGTTCAGTTATTTCATATTCGTTAAACTTTAGATTGTTTGACATTAAATCAACATAACCAAACTTTGTTGAAGCAACCTTTCCTGGATGAAGATTTTTGAAAGCTAAATACATCGAAGAAAAATCTACTTGATACATTTGTCTGTAACTATTCTTATAGTTAAAAATAAACTTAACAACGTAATTTTGCCCTGCGTGCCGATATATAAGATCAAACTTATCATGTATTCTCACTGTTTTATCTACAGTAACGACATACTCATCTGCAATAGACAACGGGATTGCATCTAATTGACTATAGGTTTCATGGAAATTAAGTAGGATGTTTGCTGCCTGGGCCGTCAAGCTAGACATGTTTCCATAAGCACTTTCGTGCTGCTCTATTGTTAGATCATAATGAGTCGTATCCTTTGGAAACCAAATCTTTTCCCATCTATTTAGTAGGGATGCGTATGATGGGGTGATTCCGGCTTGTTTTTTGAACCAAAAAAAATTTATAATATTCTTTAAACTATTTTCAAACTTTAGAGCATAGAGATCACGAGAATAGATTGTCTCAGGAAGCTTTTCTACATATCTATAATCATATAATCTTTCACATGTTTGAAAGTCTTTTATTGAATCAGTACTTAAATCTATCATCAATCAAACCCTTCTCCATTAAGTAAATCTTGTAAATCTGTACTTTCCGTATAAGAGCTTTCGCTCACAACTTCATAATCTTCATATATTTTCTTTTCGTCATTGTAGCGAACCAATGGGGGATCATAAAGAAAGGCAGAGCCAGTTATTCTGTTCTTGGGAATCTGTAGCTGCATAATGTTTTCATCTTCGGTTTCATCTTGGGTCGCTAAACGTTTTTCAGTAATAAAAATAGTTACTGCACATTTTTGCTGAATAGCTAAAGATCCGCCGGTGTCAGATTGCTGGACAACTTCTCTTCTTTCTTTCATTCTATTAGCATTTTCTTGTGCGGTTATTATTAAAACGCAATTCATATCTCTAGCTAGTTTTTCTAATCTAACCATCATTTCTTCAAATTCACCCCATCGAGGCTTACCCTTACCGTTACCTCTAGTGAACATTGATTGTATGGTGTCAATTATTAATACATCTGGAGTTTTATCTGCGTGTCCTATTAAATCTCTAAGCCAAAATTCTAAATCCTCAAAGTATGGGGTATCAGGATCATGTCTAACCATAAGGCGATCTCCCCATTTTTCCAATCTAGATTTAAAAATCGATATATAATCTAACTTCTCTTTTTGTGACCATTTCTCAGACTCCGAATAAACATTCTTGCCTATTATTTGTGTCATCAATATTCTTTCCCAGTGACCAATAGCTTCTTCGAAGTTGACATATAAAACTCTGTAACCTGAATCAAGCCAGTGATTCGCTAGGCATTTTGTAAAAGTACTCTTACCCTTACCTGATGGGGCAATTACGGCATGGACAGCCCCCTTAAAGAAGCCACCGTCTTCAGTATAGCCCATAGCCCTATTTAAAGCCTTAAACTGTGTAGGCATAAAGCTGGGTATGTCTAGCAGATCATCAGCTCTAGACATAATATCTGAAGCTGTTGTTAACTTATCAAAAGGGTTGTACTTTATCGAATTTTCTAAATCTTTAATCTTTGAAGTTAACTCAGATATTCTGGAAGTATCTTCTTCAGACTTGAGACCTTTTTTATTAATTAATATCTGAAGCTCTTGAAGATAATTTATCTGCTTTCGTTTATTTGCTTTATGCTTAATTAACTCTAAAACAGATTCTTTACTTCCAACGTCAATACCAAGAACATAGTCCAGCATTATAGAAAGACCAGTGTCTCCACCTAAAGCGTTGTAGATATCAGTTTCAGACTGCAACCAAACTTTAAAAGCTACAGGATCTACTATATCCAATCCAGTAGCACGGTGGAAACCCAGAAGTGCTTCATAGAATTCATGAACGCCTTTTTCTCCATGAATAATTCCAACTATATCACTAGATAAATTATCATTAAAAAATTCTACAGCACCTGGCTGCTTTAGGCATAATGAGAAGGCATGGTATTCTATTGGAGAGTTTTCTAACTCAGATACTTCTTCTGCGGTCATCAATTTTGGAACCTTTTATTTTTCTGTACAATTTCTTTTTGTACTCAGAGTTTTTCTTTTTAGCTTCTTGGTACGCTGGATTAGAACTTATGGATGTTTTGCGAGTCGGTTTTGAAACAAAATCAGTTTCCCTTATTGCTGTTAACATTCTATCATAAA